CGTCACCTCTATTGGCAATTATGCGTTCAGTAACTGCTTTTTCACAAGCAATTTAGTCATCCCCAATTCCGTTACCTCCATTGGCAATTATGCGTTCAGCAATTGCTCTATCTTAACAGCAGCCTACCTCAACCAACCAATAGGACAGATTGGCAGTTTTGCTTTCTACGCATCATCTATCGCCAACGTCTATATCGGCCCAGACGCCACAGGCTACACGCTTGGCTCAGAACAGACCATTGGCAACAAGAGCAGCATCACGGTTTCCGTGTGGACAAACTATCCGAACGTGCCATAAATTATGAGCATTGAACAAGTCAGAAACGAACGAGGAGTAAAGCTTACCATGAGCGAGCTAATCGCTGGCGTTGCGCTAATGGTAACAATGTTTTCCGCGCTTAATGGATGGATTGTCCTTCCAGAGCAAATGCGTTCCATCCAAGCTAACGATGCCAAACAAGATGCAAGGATTGAACTTATCAACAAAGAGAATCAAGAAAGATCGGAGACTTTAGCGCGGATTGACGAGCGCACAAAAAGAATCGAAGATTACTTGAAGTCCAAAGGATTTTGAGATAGATTTAAACCCTATGAAATCACTACTTGCTAAACTGGCTGGATTTTCCAGCGCAATCTTCAACTTTTACGCGCCCATCCTTAAGAGCGTGTTTGCCTCTGGCGCAGCCGCCTTGCTTCCGATTGCTCTTGAGATTGTTCGCTCGCTTTCCGATACGAACAAGACGGGATCGCAAAAGCGCGAAGCCGCCGTTAAACTTCTTACCCAAACCGCAACGAAACAGGGCATTGATGCCGCTGAAAGCGTTATTCGCTTTACCGTTGAATCCGCCGTCCAAAAACTCAAAACACAAGAATGAAAGAGAAACTTATCCAATTTTTGGTATCCAAGCTTGGCGGCATTGTCACCCCCATTATCGCCGCTGGCGTAAGCTGGGTTGTGGCCAAGATCGCCTCGTTTGACCCCAACCTTGCAAGCAGCGTTGATCAGACGGCAATCGTCGCCTTTGTGTGGGCTGGCATTATGAGTGGAGTTAATTACTTCACCAATGCCAAGCAAACCCAAGAAGTCAAAAAGATTCAGGCTGTTGTCAATGTTCAACAGGACGGATGGTTCGGCCCAGAAACCTACACGGAAGTCCGCAGGGCTATTCCTGTAAAAAAGAAGCCAACCGTAACCCGCCGCAAGCGGTGAACAAACCACTAAACAAGGAGCATCTTCGTGAAATATTCAGAAAACCCCCAGAAAAAGAAGATGGTCGCCCCTTCCTCGTCCGTCTCCTCGCCTCAATCCAATTCTCTGTTAAAGGGCGGATACAGGGAGGGAAGATTACCAAACACTTCGGAATCAGAGGTGGAACGGATTTTTAGGCGTTGGGACATTGGCACTCGCAGTTGCCCTTGGAAAAAATGAGCAATGTGGAACGCGATCTTGAAGCTGTTTGGAAAGAGATCAAAAAGTGGCCAGTCACAACCCTTGCCGAACTCTGCATCCGTATTGCCAACACCATCCACACCAAGCGTGAGCGTCAAAAGCTATCCAGAGACAAGAAAAAACACGCCAAATAAAGGCGGGGCTTTAATCAAGCCAGAGGCAATTGTCCTCCATCACTCTGGAGGTTCTTACGAGGGTGGGGTAAGTTGGATAATGAACCCCGCATCCAAGGTAAGCTACCACTGTTTAATCGCCAGAGATGGCCGTAGAACCGTTTTTGCTGATGACCGCATGAGAACATGGCACGCTGGCAGAAGCATCTGGAAGGGCCGTCCAGACCTCAATAGCTGGTCAATAGGTGTTAGCTGGGAAGGTGACACATACTTGGAACCCCTTGAGGAAGATGCCATTGCCTCAGCGATGGAATATATCTTGCCAAGAATGAGGAATTGGAATATTCAACCCAACATGGTTTTAGATCATCGCATGGTCGCTCCGAGCCGCAAGACGGATATTGCGCCAATGGAATACAGTAGGGTAATTTCAAGAATCCTTAAAGAGTTGTATGTCACAAAATAATCCAAACAAGAAAAAGAAAAAACAACAGAAGCTTAATCAGGATAGCTGCCCGTATTGTGGAGACAAAAACATTGACAGGGTTTACGTCAAACATGCAGGAACAATGAGAATCTGCAAAAATTGCAGGGAGGAATTTTAATGAAGCACGACGAAAAACTTGAAAAAATATTGAACAAGTTGTGCAATGAGCTTGTCGAATTTTTCGAGTCTGGCTTTGTCGTTGTTACTTACAAAGAAGCGGACGAAACTAAAAACGCCTTTATCAAATTTGGAAATGACTACACAATCGACGGCCTTATCTCCAACATCCACGACATCATGTATGGACAGGAAGAAGATGATGAAGAAGAGGATGATGACGATGACGGCGGCGACTTAAAGAACGTCCTAAAGAAAACCCTTGAGTAACAATGCCAAAAGCAAAACTTTCATTTAATTTGCCAGAAGAACAAGACGACTTTCAGCTTGCGTGTCAGGCGCACGATCTTCAATGGGTTGTTACCACGCTTGATTGCGAGCTACGGAGCCATCTTCGTTATAATACCCACCCTTCTTGGGATACAACCACTGTCGAAGAAATACGAAAGCTTCTTAATGAAATGATTTTCGATAGAGGCGTATCTATTGAATAAACACAAACAACAACACACACATGAAAATATATTGCTGTGGCCCAATGACGGGCTACCCCAACTACAACTTCCCCGCATTTTTTGCAGCGGAAGAAAAACTAAAAGAGCAAGGATTTGAAGTGGTAAATCCAGCAAGACTTGACACAGAAGCAGGATACGACCCAACCCATCCAGATTTTGTTATGGATAAAGAATTTTTAATTGGCGCGGCCAAGCGTGACCTAATGGGCGTTATTGAAGTTGACGCCATTGCGCTTCTTCCAGAGTGGGAAAAAAGCAAAGGGGCAAATGCCGAGCTTGCCGTAGCCAAGTGGCTTGGGAAGAAGATATACCTCTACCCGTCAATGGTGGAATACGACCAAGAATCAATCCTCGACAAAGCCAAGCAGATCACTTCGGGCGAGCGTCAAAAAGATTACGGCCATCCTACGGACAACTTCAGACGCATTGCCGATCTCTGGAATGTTTACTTGAACAACCGCAAGGTTGGCGGCAATATCTCTGTTGAAGACGTTGCTTGGATGATGGTATTATTGAAGATTGCCAGAGATCAGAACAAAACAACATACGACAATTTGCTGGACAGCATTGGTTATGTCAGGACACTAGCCATGATTCGCGGACTAGAAAAATAACATGAACAACACAATCAAGCGCCGTCGCCTGTTTTTTGACATCGAAACATCTCCGAACGTTGTATTTTCTTGGAGAACTGGATATGAGCTAAGAATCCCCCATGACAACATTTTGGAGGAAAGGGCCATTATCTGCATCTGCTACAAGTGGGAAGGCGAACGCCATGTCCACTCCCTGACGTGGGACGAAAACCATTGCGATAAAAAGATGGTTAAAGAGTTTGCCGAGATAGCAAATTCCGCCGATGAAATTGTAGGCCACAACGGAGATCGCTTCGATATGAAGTGGCTCAAGACCCGCTGCCTCTACCACCGCGTTCCCATGTATCCAAAGTATGTAACGCTGGACACCCTAAAGATTGCTCGCAATCAATTCTTGTTCAACAGCAACAAGCTTGATTACATTGCCAAATTTTTGGGCTTTGGGGGAAAAATGGAAACAGGAGGTTTTGATCTTTGGAAATCAATCGTTCTGAACAAGTGCAAGAAAAGCCTTCGCAGAATGGTTGACTACTGCAAGCGGGACGTTGTTCTGCTTGAGCGCGTTTATCAAGAACTCCGCACCTACACCAACCATCAATACAACTACGCCGTGGCTTATGGCGGAGAGAAATACGATTGCCCTGATTGCGGTTCTACGGACGTTCATTTGTCCAAGACGCGAACAACAGCCGCTGGGACAGTCAAGCGTCAAATGATGTGCAAGTGCTGCAACACGTTTTACACGGTTAGCAACAGAGCTTACGAAACTTATCTTTCGGAGAAATAAACTAAGAAGGAAAATCTCTTAGTTGCTCTCCTGTAGAACTATCATAAATTGGCCCACCGCCGTCGCCGGGGTCGTAGGGCCAGTATTCTTCGGCTGCTATTGCGCCCGGCCCGTATCTTTGCGGAGCGGAACCCGTTCCTGTGTCCACACTAAAACCATAACCCATAGAAAGCTCCTCGCCAAAAAAATCAATAACTCCTCC